ATGGTTTCCCGTTTGAAACGACCATCAAGACAGAGACATTCGGCAAAGGTAGAACCAAATACGTGTTTACATGAGAAGAGTTGAAGGAAGTGCCGGTGTATCGCTGATGGAATGCACGAACCCGGTTAAAGACAAATGGCGCATCCGCTGGGATGTGCAGGAAAAAGAGAACGGCTCTGCCTCCTACATGGAAGAGGAGTTCGGACACAAGCCTACTGATGAGGAAATCCGCACATTGGTTATGTCATGGTATAACAGCCAGACTGATGCAGCTATCCTATCCGGATTCGCCTATAATGGCGCCCCTGTATGGCTTTCTACGGAGAACCAATACAACTATAAGGCAGCATACGATTTGGCCGTTCAGACGGGCGGAGAGACCCTTCCGGTTACATTCAAATTCGGTTCGGATGAACAGCCCGAATACCATACCTTTGAAAAGTTGGATAATCTGAAGGACTTCTACATTCAAGCGGTCAGACACATCCAAAACACACTGGCTGAAGGATGGAAAAGGAAAGATGTATTCAACTTGGATTTATATCGGATTGAATGATTGACAATCCCTTCGGGGGAAGGATAAAAAAAAGCCCCCGGCCTGTTAAATAGTCGTCTCACTTACCATTTAAACATAAAGCACCTCTTACCGGCACGACCGGGGGCAGATACCCTCGTTCGCCAGTAAGAGGCTTTTTTATGTAAGCGCTATTCTGCGCAATGATAAGTGAGACAATGCAAATGTACGAAATTTAACTGGATATGAAAGTAATTGAGATACTAAAATTGAACAGAGAGCTTTTAAAAACGTGCCATTACATGGGCATACGACCCGATGACGTGCAATATATAGAACTATATAATGAATATAACAAGTTGCAGACCAATGGTGAAAAAGTGTCTTATATCGTAGCTACGCTTTCCCTACGATATGGCATCAGTGAGCGAAAGGTGTATGACCTGATCAAGCGTTTTAAAACCGACTGCAATTTGTGTGCAGTGTAATCAGGACTTCCTCCCACTAAAGGCAAACTCCCCTACCCTACCTTTGTATCGCAATAAATAACATTCATATCATGGACAAGTATTATCAAATCTTAGGCAAGGTGCTTTCGTCCGGAAAGATGCAAAGCAATAAAAAAGGGAATATCCGCTACCTACTGAATGAACAGCTGACGCTGCTCCCTGCCGACCTTCTTGATATATTCGAGGGGCATACCATAGCGCGGAAGAAGTTAAAAAACGAGTTACAACTGTTTATGAGGGGCGAACGAAACGTGGAAAAATACAGGGAGGCCGGAATCAACTGGTGGGACTACTGCGGCTCTATCCTTGTGAACAGCTACCCAACCTATTTTGAAAAACTGCCGCCACTCATCGAACGCATAAACAGGGAAAAAAGGAACAGCAAAAACTATATATTGTTTCTCGGATCTACAGGAACAGAAAGCAACCAGGCTCCATGCCTTAGTCTTGTTCAGTTCCAGATAGAGCAAGGAGAACTGGTCATGACCGCCTATCAGCGAAGCAGCGATGCGAATTTAGGACTGCCGGCAGATATTTATCATTTGTATCTAATATCAAGACAGATTGAGTTGCCACTAAAATCCATCACCCTGAATCTGGGGAATGTGCATATTTACGAAAACAACATCGACAAAACAGAACAGCTGCTTGCCGGCAATGAAAATGTAAAATTTGAATTGAACGTATGAGAAAGATGTATCTGTCAGCCCCTCTCCCATTTGTCGGGCAAAAGCGTATGTTAGCCAAGGAATTCATGAAAGTGCTGGAGCAATATCCGGATGGAACATTGTTTGTTGACCTGTTCGGTGGCTCCGGATTGTTGTCTCACATTACCAAATCCCTCAAGCCCCACTCTACTGTTATCTATAATGACTTTGATAACTACCGCTTCCGCATGAAGCACATTCCGCAAACGAATCAGCTGCTTGCTGACATTCGCGAAATGGTAGGGAATTCCGTACCACGTCATAAAATCATTAAAGGAGAACTGCGTGAACGAATATTCAGCCGCATCGAGCAGGAAGAGAATAGCACCGGATATGTGGATTTCATTACCCTCTCCTCCTCTATCTTGTTTTCCATGAAATACAAACTGTCTGTTCAGGATATGCGGAAGGAAGCTTTATACAACAATATACGCAAGACCGGCTACCCGGAATGTACGGACTATCTCGAAGGGCTGGAAATCGTATCTTGCGATTACAAGGAAGTATTCAACCGGTATAAAGATATTCCTGGAGTAGTATTTCTTGTTGATCCGCCCTATCTGTCCACTGACGTAGGGACCTATAACATGTACTGGAATATGGCAGACTATCTGGATGTGCTGAATGTACTGAAGGGGCATTCATACGTATATTTCACATCCAACAAATCTTCAATTCTGGAGCTGTGCGAATGGATAGGTAAAAATAGGGATTTAGGTAATCCTTTTGAAAACTGCACAAAGGTGGAATTCAATGCTCACATGAATTACAACTCTTCTTACACAGATATGATGCTTTACAAGAAAGAGGCTGCCTGATTGCGTTTACTTTGCCTGTATTGAACAAAAAAGCCGCAGACGGTAATTTGTACGTCCGCGGCTTTTTCTGTCTAATAAAGACGGCTATTGCAGCCGCTTGATGGCCACACACTGATATACCTCGATACTTTCCACAATATCCTCATGGTTGTGATTGGTATCACTCTCCACCAGATCCAGCTCCAAAAAGGTCTCCCCGCTCAATCCGGCAAGCTGTGCATGAAGCAGTCCGGACAGGTCAAACACCTTCAGCGCATCCTCCTGCAGCTCGCTGCCCTCAGCACTCGAACCTTCCCAGTCCGTCACGATGTGCAGTTTAATCAAAGGTTCTGCCCGGTATTCCACACCGGGAACAATCGCATTCCACTGTATAGGGCAGAATTCCACAAAGACAGCCGGACGCTCCCAGTTTTCTTCCTGTTCGATGAATTCCACATTATGGTTCCACAAGTCTATGTGCTTGATAAGGTCAATGGCCTTCAGCTCCCGGCAAAGCATCCGGTAAAGTTCTTTTCTCATTTTCTTATGATATTATATTCAATGGTAAAATACTCTGTTAGGTTCTCTTCTACAATCTCACGGACGGCTTTTTCCACTTCAGGCGATGTGCCGAGGAAACGGCGTCGGGGAATCCTGATGGTGCTTCCTGCTTTCTTTAAAGCCATGAACATCCAAAAATCGGCTTCTGTATCAAGCCGGACATTTCGTTTGTCTTTTCGAAGTTTGCCGTCTTTTCTTCTACCGAACGCTCCGGTTGCCTCATAATACTTATGCCAGAAGAAACGCTTCATCCGCTTGGTCACCACTATTTCACCGCCATCATTATGAATGGCCGCATAGGGCAGAGAGGTAAAGAAGGTAATGCTGTTTTCCGTTGTCCGACTTCCGATACTTTTCCGAAGCGCCCCGGTATCTGTTAGTATGGCTCTACCTTCATTCCGGATGGGGCTTTTCCGTCGCTGCCATTTCTCACTGAAAAAAGCCTGCCGTTCAAAGTTCTTGTCAAACTCATCACTCATTTCCACCTGAATGTCTTTCAGTATCCGGGCCACTACTTTTTTTACGTTTTCATTCATTCCCAGTCAAAGTTAAATTTCAATTGTACCGTATCGTCCGGCAAATCATTTTTAGGGTCTGCGGACGCTTTAAGCATATTGTAGAATGTACGCTCACTAATAGCATACACAGGATATATGTACCGCCGCCATATTTCACGGTTCGGTACACCGTGACTGGCATAATGGTCATATATCCTGTTTACTTCTACTACACGCTTCTGATAACTGACTCCGTGCCGCTTTCCCATATAGGTTTAATCGTTCATAGACGGTTCTACTTTAGGTTTATAGGGACGGATGTCAAGCGTCATTTTTGCGCTTACCGTTACCCGGCCACTTCCTTCACACTGTCTGCAGACTTCCTCAACGGTTTCGCTTCGCTTCTTTCCAAAGATCCGAGAGGGATATTCTACAACTTTCTTTACTTTACCTGTACCGTAGCAAGCACGGCACAGGGCTACTTTCGGAGATTTCTCCACTTCTTGTATCATAGTTCTATTATTTATGATTCTGTCATTCCCAGAGGGATAGGTTTCCACATTCCGTTTTCGTTTTTGATTTCAGCACGGATAAACTGTTTGCTCACTTCCGGCTGGTAGGCTTCCTCAATGATACGCACACCTTCAATGAAACGGTCATCTCCGGTTTCCATGGCCACTTTGCGAAGCTGCACGATGCGTGAAGCCTTCAGCGTTCCCTTGGCATCACGGGCCAACAGACGAAGCACCATGCTCACCAGTGCCTTGGTCTTTTCATCTTTGGCCAGACCTTCGATGTATTCCTTCACAATGGCTATACCGTCTTCCACCGTGTCACGGTAACCGTCGGTCACATACACACCCAGCGTGATTCGTTTGTCGCCTTCACTGTTAGTAAAGGTATGGCTGCGCTGGTCATCCTTCACCTTGGTCTTGAAAAGGTCTGCCTTCATTTCCAGAATGGTTTTGAAGTTGTCCATCACAGTCTGCTTGCTTGCCTTGATCTGCTCACTGATGCCCAGCAGTACCGGAATGGAGTTTGCTATCTCCTCATCCACCATCTGTTTGTACATTTCGCGGTCATTCTTGGCTTTTTCCTCTGCCGCTTTCTTTGCTTTTTCTCTCTGGAAGGCTTCAAATTCCGCCTTTTCCTCTGCCGTCATTACCACGGTCGTTTGTTTCATTTCTTCCATGATTCTTGTTTTTTGGGGTTATTGGTTTTCATAATCCTGCATTTCAGGTTCGTCTTCCATCAGCATAGCCTCTCCGTTGGCGTATGCCCAGTCAGCCAGTTCACTATAAAACTCGGCTGCATCTTGCTTCTCCATATCAGAGGCAAGCAGGTTGATTTCCTTTTTCAGATTCTCTAAAATCTTTGTGTTTCTATTTTCCATATCCTATCAGTTTGCCGGAGCATCAGGGTCAATCTGAATGAGTGATACCATGCTCACGGGGTTAATCGTTTGCTTTTCTTTCCTGGGCTTCAAGCCGCCTTTCCGTTGTATGGACCGAAGCTTTACCGCCAGTTCATCCAGTTCGTCCACCGTAATCTGTCTGAACGCTTTGCCGACTATTCGGGGATTACTGCAGAAGTCATTGATTCGTGCCCAGTCGGATGTATCTATGCCCAGCTTCTGCATCAGGTTCAGACAGAGACTCCGTTTCCGCCGCAGCTCCTCACGCAGCTTCTGTCGCCATTCGTCTTGTCCGCTCAGCTTCTCCAGAGCCGTACAGCAGGCTTCATACTCCTTGGCTGTCATTTCCTTCAGACTGTCCGTCCGGTTCCACGTGTACTGCAGCACAATGCTTTTCTTGAATTCTTCCCGGTCTCCTGTACAGGGAAGCTTGTTGAACAATGTGTAGAACCGGGCGAAATTGGTTACTTCCTGTGCCATGTCATTTACCATTAAGAATCATTTCACATTCCGTTGATTTGGTACTGACACGATAAATTATCTTATCCGGCTTCACTGATTTACCTTTGTATTCAGCCTCAATTTGCTTAGCAAATATCTTTTTGAACTCATCACCCATTTTAGAAAGTATTTCTTTATTGTACTCCCCGCAAAAACCTATGCGTGAGGATTGGATTTCACGAATTGTTCCTCTATATACCGTAGCGGTCAACTTCATCACCACAACACCGGTTTCCATTTTTATTTTTCCCATATCGACTAATTTTATTCAAACAACACTTTAATGCCACACGAACTGGCCACGTCAAGTTCCAGTTTGGCTCCCTTGCTCAGTTCCCAGTCCTTCAGCATATAGATATAGTCACAAGCCAGCAACAGGGCAATGTCGGCCCGCATGTGGGCTCTCCAATGAGCTTCATCCGGCAATCCGTTCCTGAAAGGGTTTACAGGGTCATAGCCTTGTGCCTTCAGTTCCTCCTCGGCACGGCTGAAGGCTTCCTTGCGCTCATCCATGTCATAATGCGCGATAGCTCCGCTGATGTACACCTTCCCGGCACCGGTCGCCTCACCGCGCTGATAAGCCTTGTGCCGTTCCCACCGTTCCGGAACGACCACACTGTAGTTGCACGATTGGCAGCAGCAGCCTTCTTCTTTCACCGGGAACGGATTGTATCCGTAGCCCTCATACTCTTTGCCGCAGATGCAGCACACTTTCTTTTCTTCTTTCTTTTCCATCACTTCAAATCTTTTTAATGTTTACTTTACAACTTGGATTCCATATCAGCACATTACGTGCAAACAAGACATCACCCGTTTCTATTACGACATGACCGGGCATTTTCGCTCTTCTCACTTTTAAGTCGCTTTGGATGTTTCGCTCCAGCCAGTCATCCAATACGGACCGGCTGGAATTTCCGTCCAGCAGTATCTGGAACACTTCAGTTCCGGTGTAGCTTTCAAAAGCCTTCTCGTTATTATCCATAATCATTTTGGTAAATTATTACTTGTTTGAATGATTCCGTCTTCCCATACCACATAATAGCTTCCCGGGTCTCCAATGGCGCGTCCTTGACAATAAGCTTTATAACCGACCACCCGAATCTTCATATCACAGATATATTTCAATCTTACTGCACCGCCACCCATCGGCTGGCTTTTCTTTTCCTGGCTGATCCAGATGAAACATTTCTTCGGAAAGGTTTCCATCAGTTCCACAGCCTGCGGATAATCCCATCCGGCCACCTGAAAGGAATCGATGATGATAAACTTCGGGCTTTTCGGTTTTTTCAGTCTGGCAATCACTTCCTCCAGACTGCCTTCTGTCACCACACGAAATTTACCCTGCACCTCATTCATCTTCAGATAACCCATACGCCGTTGGAAGCTTTGGTTGATTTTCTCTTCGTAACTCATGTACAGCACCGTCCCATAGTTGCACAGTTCCTTTCCAAGTTGCATCACAAAGCTGCTTTTCCCACTGGCACTGGCACCGCTGATGAACCACGAAGCGTTCTCTGCCGGGAACCCGAAAGGTTTGCTCCATTTCTCATCCCACGGCAGAGTAACCCATTTCTTGGCGGCTATTTCCTTCGGACTGTACGCACGCTTCATTATTCCGCTGTCATTTTAAGTTTCTCAATCTCGGTATAGACTCTTCTCAAACCACCGCATGTCTTCCGTACAATCTGGGCTATATCAGCCCCCGCAGGAGCATTTACCTTGGCTACAATACGTGCCTGGTTGTTCAAGAACTGTTCGCGCTCCTTTCCATCATCCGGAGTCACCTTGCTGTACCGGTCACCATAACGGCTCAACATTTCGGTATAGACCACCTTCTTACATTCTATGGACCGGTTGATTTTCTCTTTCAATCCGTCTGCCCCCATCATATACCAGGCGCAGCAGCGCTCAGTGGCATTCCATAAGGCCTTCAGTTCCAGGAAAGCTTCATACTGCAGGTCGCCTGCTTCATCGAGGATGATAAGCGGGGTTTCCATCGAACGGAGGTAATATACCAGGTCTTCATACACATCAGAATACTTCCCCTTGCTGTCCACACCAAACTCTGCAGCAATCTTGCGTACCAACTTCAATTTTGTCTTTACCTGCGAGCAGTCGATATAAACGGCATTCTTGTGGCTTTGCACATAATAACGTGCCGTGAAAGTCTTGCCGATATTGGGCATGTCGCACAAGATGCCCGACAGACTGGACTGCTGTGAGAACTCCAGCTGGGCAGTTATATATTCAAAGGTCGGGGTCTTGGCTGCTTTCCATTCCATTTCACCACGGAGGTTCACCCCTAATTTGCGGGCAATGCTTATCCAGTTGGCATCGCTCAGGGCTTTGTCTGTCTGTCCGTTCTTGATTGCACTGTACACAGATGTACTGATGGCTAAAGAGGCAGCATGCTTGGCATCACTGGGATAGTTCGCACGGTTGGCGGCTATCGCTGCTAAAATCTTCTGTTTTTGCGCTTCTGTAATCATAATTCTAACGCTGTTTTAATGTTGTTCTAATTCTATTCTTACATGTCACTGATGGCCCTCATTGCCTCGCTTATTCCGGAGTGCCATTCATAATCTGATTCCGGATCTGCCGACAATTCGGCTGGCAAATCATCGGATAGTTCCACCGGGGGAAGTTCCAGTTCCTCTTCCGGGTCATCCGTTGGCTGATCCGGTGTACCGGTTCCCACCTTTCCGATGGCGTGGTCATTGAGGTATTTGCTGAAATGACTCAGAACTTTGTTTTGCTCTGTATAGGCTACCCGGTCTTCTTCGGTCTGTTCTGCCATCACCCGGTTGTAAGTCACTACCGGACGAACCTTGTCAAGGTAGCGGTCGTTCTGGTACAGGAAGACATCCGTAGGCTTGCCCTCTTCATCCGGCAGATAGTAAGCCGTCACCTTGCGGTTGTTTGGTTCCAGCTGCTCCAGCACTTCCGGACCGCTCAGCCACCAGTCCGCATTTGCCACACGTACTGTGGAATTTCTACGAATACTGGTATCTACCTTTTCTCCGATATATCTGCTCAAGGTCAGTTTATCAAGCGGTCGAAGGGTCGGATTGATTTTGGCTACGAGCACATCCCAACGGGTCATTCCGGGATATTTCTTTTGATTGGGGTGAAGCGTATTGTTCCATTCTTCACAATCGCGCCGGTCGTCCGCCACAAGCTCTTCAAACGTATAATACTTTCTGTCTTCCCAGGTGTGGTTGCTGCTGTCACTCACTTTCTTCTGGTCCACCCGCCGTGCACCTTTGTTATGCCAGCGGCCAATGGCTTCATGGTTCTTATGTGCTATGGTTGTCTTGAACGCACCGTTCAGAGCTTCAGCATATTTCTCCTGTGAGTTCTGTGGGGCACAGAAATGCACAAACTTAAATACCTCACCTGCCTTCAGGAATCCTTCTTTATACTTGCTCATCAAGTGCTGCTCCACCTCAATACCGGCTGGAATACCCCATCCGTTGCGTTCGATGAGCCGGAACATATCACGAAAACAGTCCACTACCAAGGCATCATCCTTATCCCGCCCGTAGGCCAGCCCGATACGGCACTGGCTCACCACATCATAAGCATAATAGGCATGCACATACTCGCCGCCTTTCATCCGACGCGGCAAATCCACGTCATCCATCGTTATTTGTGACAGGGAGAACTTACCACCATGGCGGTGCATGTGCGGCATTTGCTCATGATAGAATTCCATACGTCCACGCAAGGCTTTTTCTATCAGCAGCTGGCTTGCCGGGTTGTTCAGTATGTTCCGGATAGTGCTTTCGCTCAGTTCTTTCGGTTCCCCGTTCTTATCCGTAAAGTTTTCCGGATTGAATATCTCTCCTGTTTCCAGATCCCATACTTCCAGTTCACCGCATACAAACGACAGATACATTTCATGCACATCACTGCCGTATGGTTGGTTGGGAAGTACTTTCAAACTCATCACCAGGCGTTCGTCCATGTGAGTTACCTTCCGTTTGTTCTGGTTGCCGAATTTTCCGGTTATCAAACATTCATAACCGTATTGCTTATATTCGTTCACTTTCTTGCGGAAACGAAGGGTACTGGCAGGAAGATCATGACCAAAGTCTTCGCGTAGGGTCTCGATGGTGGTGGCCATCATGTCCCAGTTATATTTTTCACCCATCAGTTTTCGGTAATCATTGCTTCTGTTATAAAGCTTGATACAAGTATTCAACACGGAAGCATTCACCGCATATTTCCGGGCAAGTTCGTCTGTTGCTCTGTTGCTGGAAGAATGGGAAGCCCAATCCAAAAAATAGGCTACTGCAGCCTGATCCAGCACATAGTTTGAGAGTATCCAGTGGCGAAGTGCCTGCTCTGTTCCACCGGGGTTGTCTTCCTTCACCCGTTCCAGACACTCGGTAGGCAGGCTATTGAGGGCGACCAACGCGCAATTTCCAGCAGCACCTCCACCACGACGCACCACCTTGATACGGCCACGGTTCACCCAGTTCCTGTAGCAGGATTCGGTGATATAGCCGCCATCTATGAGCTCACGTGCAGAAATACACTGTATGTTACCGTAATACACCAACATAGCCGCCTCCTATCTCAATGCCGATGCAAACGCTTGGATTTGGTTAATATCGGCAACCATCACATGCTCGTAAGTCTTCACCGTTTCTCCCTTGAATATTACCTGACCGCTACCATCATTACGGTCAAGCTCTATCAAGGCACCGTTCGGACAGTACTGACGCATCACATTGTCATAATCATGGAAAGTTTCTATTTCCGGAATAACAACCATCACAATACCGCCACGATCCATGGCCAACTTACGGATCTTTGCAGAAAGTTCGGAGTTGCCACGACGGTCATCAAACCGGATAGCGTTATAAACAGTCTTCTCTGTCACGTTGAGTGCCTTTGCGATAAAGTCGCGGTCGGCTTTCGTAATGTGAATGTACCTCTTGTTCATATCTCACTTGTTTTAATGATTAATATTGGGGGGAGTCCGGGGAATCGAACCCCGGCACAAGAACCATGCACTCCCGTGTGTCTTTCCACACCGTCACCCGTCTCTTAACGCCTTCCGGGTTGTCACGCTGGGTTTACTGTTGTCCCTCAACCTTTTCACCTTTTTCAATAATCCCAAGAAGTATAGTGAATTTCTCACGTATCTTCTGGTTCACTTCCAGTTCCAACGTATGCGCCAAATTTGAAGCCGCACTGGTGCTGTTCTTGCGGATGCTTCCGGTAAGAAGACTATCAGTCAGACTGTTTATCTTGCTTTCCATGTATAACTTTACATCATCATGGCTACCGGCAGATAAAACCACCTTCAAGGCACGGTAACAGGAAAGTTCACGTTGCGTCTTGTACATATCCTCGGCATACCAGCAGAAGAAATGTTCAAAATCCTCATTCATGTCTTTGGTGTACTTGTCAGCCTGTCTTACCAAATCATCTATATGGGTCTTTACAGAACTGAATACAAAATCCCAGCAACTCATTTTCTTGTTTTCCATAATCTCACTTATTTAAATTCGTTTATAATCGGTTTCAAACTCACGCCGTAACAACTCATCAGGCGGCGGATAAGGTTCTTCACATAAAAATCAGGTGCGGAAAACACAATCCCGGTCTCTTCGGTATATCTGAAGCTGATACCGTCCATCATCAACACGTAAGCCACCTTGTGCTTCACGCTCTGTGTCTGCCATTCTTTTATTTCTTCGTTCATTTTCTTTAATCCTTAAAATTCGCTAATCACATGCCTTTTTCGTATATTTGGCGCGGTGTTCCTTTTTGAACACGCTGCAAATATATAGAATATTTTCGACACTAAAAAGTTTTATGTAGATAATTTACGACTTATGACGAATATTTCCGACAGGATTGCAATCCTAATTAAAGAAAAAGGTATCAGTACAAGGGCACTTGAACAAGCTATTGGGTGCTCGAATGGAGTAATTTCAAGATGCATTAGCAAAGGAACAGATATATCAAGTTTATGGGTGTCGAAAATTATCGAAATACATAATGATATAAACCCTACCTGGTTACTTACTGGGAAAGGTGATATTTACTATAATACATCATCTACAACAACACAAACAACCGAACTATCCTCTCTCCTTGCCTTAATTAGAGAAAAAGAAGAAATCATCAGGGAACAAGATAGAGAAATCGGACGCTTAGAGGAACGAATCCGGCAAATGACAATCGAAAAGGAAAAACATGTATCGGATGCGCCCATTTCCGGTACTGCAAATGTCGGGTAGGCGGATTTACTATTACCATACACCGGTGATGGAAAACGAAGCGTACCCCCTATCATCCCCCATGATGTCCCCCTCCCAAGCAATCCCCCTCCCCTACCATTATATAAGGGCATAAAGGCACTGATATTGGGGAATTTAAAAAGTAAAACGTGAAAAATGATAGGTTTTTAGGGGGGGGCTATCAAATAAAAAACAAGGGGTATTTTTAAAATTGTGGTATTTTAGCATGTCTGTATCGCACACCGCCAAAACCCTATTTTGAATATCCAGTTCTATAAAAGTGAATATCCACTTTGAATATCCACCTGAATATCCAGCGTCAAAAAAGACCGATTTCAAGCACAAAAAAGGGGAGGTATAACCACCTCCCCACACCGGATCATTCTAAAGCCGTTTTTATTGCCTTTTTAGCCGCTTATTATTCGTCTGATACATTTCCACTACGCCCGCAAGAAATGAGCGTAGATTGCTTTATTATAGCCTTTTTGGTGCATACAGTCCCGTTACCAGATAATCCTGCATGAAGCAGATAATTCTTCGTTGCGCCCACCTGTTCTGCCGTCAAAACAGTATAAATGGCCGTTATACTACTAAAATACCAGTCTTTCCGCTTTGTTCCTTCTATTCCGTGTGTCAAATGTATATGTATTACCTTTGCCATAACTAATAATATTTTGTCGCAAATATACCAAATAACTATTATATGGAATAATTTAAGCAGCATTATATCAAATAATCAGGCACAAAAAAAGCAGCCGCAGCTGCCACTCACTCCCCCACCAGAATCAACCATGTAAGCCTTATGTAAACCCAATTAAACCTATCTGCAAATCTGTATGCCTAAAAAGCACCTAAATGTAGCTGCAAATTAAACCCACGTAAACGTTTCGTTTTGCAGAGCCATCCACTCATATTTTGCATAACATTTTGTATATCAATAGGTTTGATATTCTTTCCGCTCAATCCTCAATATACGTTTCGTTCTGTGCCCCATACAAACCGCCTCTCGTCGTCGCCAACGTGGAGGATTCAAGCGTGCTGATGCCGTAGTATCCACTCCTGCCGTTGAATGCTTGAATGATAAGATCTTCGAGAAACGTTTCTCACTCTATGCTGATGATATGAGCTATTATCGTGATCTGTTTGCCGAATTGGAAGCTACGGGTAGCATTCATCATGGTGATGTAACCATGATGGAAGATGCCACTGTACCATATGTAGAGGTAAAGAATAATGAGGAACTTCGTGATGTGTTATATGACATTCCTCGCGAAGCATTTCCTGCTGATAACATCTTCCGTCTAACCATGGATAAAGCATGGCTGAATCGTTCGATTGCAGACTCAAGAAAGAGCACAAACAGCGAATGGAGCAAATTTTTGCCTCTATATGATATTCACCCCATCATTAGCTACTTGCTTACCAAGTTCACGGCCTCATTGCCCAAGTCGCAAGCCATGGCCGTACGCAACCCCGAGTTACCTCAGGGTATGAGCTACTACTTGTTCTATGGCAGTCATGGCAATGGATTGGGGCAAAACCTTGTCAGCAAATTCTTTGTTGTACCCCTCGATAAGGATGGAGCTTTGCGCGAACGACCCATGTCGTTCTACGATTTTACTCAGAAGTACCCCATCATTAGCAAATTCATGCAAGGTGCTTCAGAAGAGGATATTAAGATTTTGCAGGCAAACCTCCAAAATGCAATTGATGAAGGCTTAGTGAAATACATGTATGAAGCTCAAGGAAAAGTGAGTGCCGAAATGGAAGAACAACTGAAAGCCTATAAACATAAGCTGCAGATTTGGGCTGATACGGCTAATGCTCTTTTTGCTGATGACGCAGACATCACTATCACTCGAAACAATATGTACAAGAAGGAGAAAGAAGAAGTTCAGAAGATAACTGACCAATCCAGTCAGTTCTTCCAAGACCTCTTCTCACTCGATAATGCTGAACCATATATGCGCCTTTTGGCCGTATTCCATAATATATAATCCCCCATGGCAGACAATATAACATATCGATTTATACAAAACGTAGGCGACTACTTTCCTTCTGGATATTTTACCGAGGATTTTGTAGATAAGGTACAGAAATGTGCAGGTCGTACTGCCGACGAAATGAAAGAGCTTAATAAGCCTTTCACAGCCCTGCGTGCCCAATATGAAGACTACAAGAACTTCATCATCAACGACCATCCTCGCGTTAAGGATGCCATTCGTCGTACTCATGAGTGGCATACAGCACTACTAAAGGTATTAGGTTATGATACGGTTCATGCCTATCAAGAGCCTTATGTGGTCAACGATAATGGTGAAGTCATCGAAATGATTCCTGTACGTCACATCTTGCGAAGTGGCGACAAGATTAGCATGCTCATTATGGAGATGCAGCATCTGATTTCGGTGGATGAGCAATCACCAGCCGGACTCTTCGAGCAACAGTACGAATCTGAGCCGGACAAGAATACCCATCAGCAGCGCTATTATGCAGGGCAGTGGGCAGATGTGATTCCTGCTCAATATCTGAACAAAGAGAAATATCACTTCTCTCCGGCCATTATCAATAAGGCCGTCACCCAAATCTTCTTGATGCCCGAAGAACGTCGTCCACACTTTATCTTGATGTTGGCGGGTAATACAGTGTTCCTCTTCGACAAGGATAAATGGGCTCGTGGTTCTTACTTGCAGTTCTCTATTGACGACCTCTATACTCAAGGACAGCTTAAATCCTCACGCAATCACTATGCCCTGTTCCAACTGCTGGTGAACAAAGAAGCATTGGCTGCTGATGGACAGACCGTATTGATGGACAGCCTGATTGAAGAGAGTTATAAAAATGCCTATGAGGTAACCAAAGACTTGAAGGAAGGTGTTATCTTGGCTGTAGAGACCTTGGCCAACGAAGCACTTTACTATATGAAGAGTATCGCCCATCGTCCTTTTGGCAAGAAGCACATTGAGGCAAATGGTACGGTAATTTATGATGAGACCGATGATGACTTTGAGGCAGAAGTGAAGGACGATTGCTTGACCATCGTCTATCGTCTGCTCTTTATCCTCTTTGCCGAGAGTCGCCCAGAATTGGAGATTCTCCCCACAGGCGATGAGGTCTATAAGCGTGGATACAGCTTCGAAGCATTGCGCGACTTGGAACAAGTACGTTTGATTAGTGATGAGACCCGCAATGGTTACTTCTTCGATGACAGTATCAAGCATCTGTTTGCAGTCCTTTCCAAGGGCTTCCACAAGGATGATGAAGCGAACAACAAGTCGTTCCGTGTGCGCCCTATCGACTCACCGATGTTCAACGATAATCGTTTGAAACAACTCCACGATGTACGCATTCGTAATGTGAAATGGCAAGAGATTATTCGTGCCCTTTCACTCTCTCGAAGCAAAAAGTATTGTGGCCGCATCTCGTATGCTAACTTGGGTGTCAACCAGTTGGGATCTGTCTATGAGTCTTTGCTGGCTTATCGTGGCTTCTATGCCGAAGAAGATTATATCGAGGTATGCAAAGCTGGTGCACCAGAAGATGGCACTTACTTGGTCCCCTATTCTCGCATGGAGGCTTTCGACATCCGTGAAGTAATTTGCGATGATGAAACAGGTGAACCTCGTCGTCTGCCAAGAGGCACCTTTGTTTATCGATTGAATGGTCGTGACCGTCAGAAATCGGCCAGTTATTATACCCCTGAAGTACTCACTCGCAGCACCATCAAATATACCATCAAGGTTATTGTGGATGAGGTGCGTGAGGGTAAGCGCAAACCGATGGACTTGCTCGACTTGAAGATATTGGAACCCGCTGTTGGTGCAGCGGCTTTCCTTAACGAGGTAATCAACCAGTTAGCAGAAGCCTACATGACATATGTAGAGAAGAAACCTGCTCCAGATCGTTATCGCGATGAGCTACAAAAAGTGAAAGCCTATATCGCTACACATAACGTGTATGGCGTAGACTTGAATCCTACGGCCATCGAACTGGGCAAACTCTCGCTTTGGCTCAATGTAATCCATAAGGATATGGAGACACCTTTCTTTGCCAACCGCCTCACTGTGGGTAATGCCGTGATTGGAGCTTGGCTAAAGGTGTATGCTCGAGGTGAGGTACAAGCTAAGAAAGGTTCTCGCAAATTGGAGGCAAACGAATGGTGGACCAAGGCGCCTCATAAGGTGAAATTTGGTCGCACCCGTGTGAATCGGTCCGTCAACGAGGTCTATCATTTCCTTCTGCCCGATAAAGCCATGCTGGCAGCCCTCGGATTGAAGGATATGAAGAAGGAACATGCTACAGAAGCGAAGGTGATGGCCGACCGCTTAAAGGATTGGACAGCTCCCATTGGTGAGGATCAATTCAGAACGCTTCAGCGTCTTTCTGCTAAGATAGACTTGCTGCTTCGTGAAGCAATGGAAACGCAGGTGAACATTGAGCACCTCACCAACAACCGTCGCGACATCTGGCCGCATGAGATTCCTCAAGACAATATGCTTTTCCGTGCTTACGACCAAGCCGAGAAGTATGCTGAGAAGGAACGTATTTTCGATACTCGTTACCGTCACGACAATGCTTACTATAAACTGAAGCTTGTGATGGACTATTGGTGTGCCCTTTGGTTTTGGGAATATCAAGATGCTGCCGCACTTCCTACTCGTGAGGAGTATTGGCGCGAAATTGAGAACCTGCTTGATGTAAGCAATGACAAACTTGACCGTAACACCCAGCGTGCTATAGTGGGAGCAAACATGGTGTGCGAAGAACCTGAATTCGAATACGGAAGTAAGCGCATGACGGAAGAACAGGCTCAGATTGTGGCTAAGAGTAAGGAGGAGATGCTGGAAAGCACCACCTCGCAAACTACGCTCTTTGCCGATGAAGAACCCGAACGCTTCAAGATAGTCAAGCGTTTGGCGGGTCGCTATCACTTCTTCCACCCTATGCTGGAGTTTATTGAAGTATTCTGGCTTCGTGATGGTTTTGACATTATTTGCGGTAATCCGCCTTGGCTGAAGCTTCAATTCGACGATAAGGCCGTCTTGAGCGAGCGCTATCCCGAAGTGATGATACATAAAGTATCAGCACCGGATGCTCGTGCCATGCAGACTCGCTTTATGGAAGACGAGTCTATGCGTCATATCTATGAAGATGAGCAAATGGAGGTGCAGTGTTCAAGCGTGTTTATGAATGCGTTTGCCAACTATCCGTTGCTCATTGGTCAGCAAACAAATCTCTATAAGTGTGTATTAACTAATACTTTCGACTTGGCTTCTGCCGAAAATGGATATATTGGCATTCTATGCCCAGAGAGTATCTATGATGATCCGAAGGGACAACCTCTCCGCCGTGAATTGTACAAGCGTCTCCGTTACCACTTCCAGTACCAAAATGAACTTCGGCTTTTTGCCGAAGTTGATCACCATACGGTGTATGGTGATCAACTTCTCGGCCCGCGCCGAAGTTCATCACCGCGCTTCGCTTCGCTCAGCAATCTTTTCCATCCCAACACAGTGGACGCTTGCTTTGCACACGATGGGCACGGAGATTGTGGCGGCATTAAGGATAAAGAGGGCAATTGGAATACAGCCGCCCACAAGAATCGCATTGTTCACTTTGGTGAAGAAGAGCTACGCGTACTTGCCAAAACATTTGAGAACTCGGATGATTGGGAAGCTACTAAGCTAGTAGGTATTCATAATAAGGAGATTATTGATGTATTAAAGACATTGAGTTCTTTCCCAAATCACCTCTATGATCAACAACATATTGTAAGTGAATGTTTCCATGAAACTGGCGCTGTAGATAAAGGTTGGATGAAAAGAGAGACACGCATGCCCAATTGGGAATTACAAGAAATGATATATACTGGACCTCAATTCTATATTAATAATCCTCTATATAAGAATCCTCGTCAACAGTGTATTCTTAATAGCGATTACGATGCAATTGATTTAGAAAAAATCAATGATGATTTTTCTGCTCGAACGAACTATGTTCCCTGTACCTCTCTTGAAGAATATAACTCTTTGATAAAAGGTTTCCCTAAAGGTCAAGATGAAGATGGTAATACTATCTATGAAAACTGGATGGATTACTATAAGGTTGGATTCCGTAAAATGCTTAGCCAAGCAGGAGAACGAACGTTGATATGTGCACTCTTGCCTCGCAAGAGTGCACATATCAACGGAGTAATCTCCGTTGCGTTCCGCAACGGAGATTACTCCGTGGATATGACCGCTATGTGTTCTTCTATTGTCATGGACTTCTATATGAAAACTGTTGGTGCTTCGAATCTTCAATCCAGCCGTATGGATTCTTTCCCATTAGTAGTCGAGGAGAAATACAGAAAGGCATTGCATGCTCGCACTCTACGTCTCAACTGCGTAACGTTTCGTTACGCCGACCTTTGGTCTGAAGTGTGGGATGTCTCCTATAAGCAAGAGCAATGGAGTATAAAGGACAAACGCCTTGCTCCATGGGACACCTTGACCGAGGAGTGGAACCACGACACACCCTTGCGTAACTACTTCGAACGCCGCATGGCCTTAGTAGAGATAGACGTATTGGCAGCAATGGCCCTCGGATTGACCCTCGACGAACTCATCATAATGTACGAAATTCAGTTCCCCGTACTCCAGCAGAATGAGAACGACACTTGGTACGACCGCCACGGTCGCATCGTCTTCACATGCTCAAAGGGGCTCATCGGCGTAGGCGTAGATCGCCCCACATGGAACCACATCCGTGAGATGCATCCCGGTGAGACCTGCGCCCACACCCTCACCAGCGAGCTCTATGCCGGCCAAACCATCACCTACGAAGCCCCCTTCACCTGCTGTGATCGCGTCGCCGACTATCGCACTGCCTGGGTTCACTTCGACCAACGTTTCAATAACTGTAAAGATTAAGAATTATGGCTACACATATTAATCGTAAACAATTGCTACATGCTTCTGACGAAGATATCTTAGAGTTTTTCTCACAGGTTATCTTTCATGGTGTATTTTCTACAGAGATTAAAAGCATTCAAAAAGCAGACTATTATAAAGGACACATTTCCAATATTACACTGGATGGGAACCCTACAAATCTTTGCCCTACCTTTTTGAATGTACCGAAGAATAGCGATGACATTCCTGAAGGCCCTTGTACTTTTAAGTGTCGAATTAATATCGATGCCCTTAGAGCAGAAGATCATAAATACATAGTTACATTGATAGGCCGCTCATTAAGAGCAAATCACAATGAAGTTAATGTCGTTAATCCTAAAGATACGACAGAGCAAGACCTGTTTGATATGTGGGGGGTTGACGACTGCCGGTTTATTGGCTACTATCACTATGATGAAGAAGCTGATACAAATGTTGTTGATGACATTAGAAAGCCAAACTTCGACCATATTCCATTCTATCCAAATGACAAAGAGGAGAAACCCATTAAGTTGAGTTTCCCATTTGACTTGCGTGGGCTTAAAAAGGATGAATATTATCTCTTTCATTGGAAACTGTCAAAAAGAAATAAGTTCAACCCTTATGAAATTTTGTTGGATTTAGATTCTCATCAACCGCAAAAAATCGATCCTAAATGGTTTATAGATACTTTGTTCGATGATAGACATAATGATAAATCCAAAAACTTTGGTTCTGCAACAAATTTTTTGGATACGCTTAGTAAGCAACTTAGTGCGAAAGAATCGACTTTCGTATATGAATTGCTTCAGAATGCGAATGACTATCCTATTGAAGGTAAACTGGTTGATGTTGAGTTTCATATAACAGACAACTACCTCTTGTTTATGCATACAGGTGACAAGTTTAATGTTCGAAACATCTCAGGTATATGTGGTATTAATGAAAAAGAGAAGGTCGCTAACAGAAAGGCTATTGGTTATAAAGGCATTGGCTTCAAAACCGTTTTTCTTAATAACCACTACGTATATCTCCGTACGGGACAATACTCTTTTCGATTTGACGAGAAGGCCTCTAAGATTAGAAGACTTAAAGCACCTTGGCCAATTTTGCCTGTTTGGACTGACTACTCAGAGGTCGCACCAGAAGTAAACAATGCTTTCAACTCATCCTCAAAAAAATTTCGAGTTCAAATAGCATTGAGACCAGACGACAATCATCTTCTTCATATTGGGAAGAACTGCTATGAGAACTTATTCAAAGAAGTGTTTGCAGACTCTAACATTATACTCTTTATCCCTAATATCAATTCGGTTAAAGTTGTTATTGGAGGTAAGGAGGTAAGAATTTGCCAACGTAACAATAACGAATGGATAGTTAATGATTACGAGAAGGATATTGACTATGAACTACAATCGCTTATCAATAAAACGATTGATACAGGCCGTAGCAGAATTCCTGAGAAATATAAGAATTTTGATGCTACACGTGTGTCATTTGCTTGCAAACACGAAGGTGCTATCATTAAACCGATAGAAGACGCAATCCTATATTGCTATTTGCCAACTAAGGCATCATGGGGATTCCCATTCCTTATGAATAGTGATATGATTCCAAAAGGTGATAGAAATGACATCGAAACCGAGGTCTTACTACAAGATGAAGAGACAAACTTTAACGAAGAGTTGACTGCCATAGCTGGTAATAGATTCTTCTACTGGCTATTAGAACTCCTAACATCACATAAGTATGAACTTGGATCTGTATTCTCTTTAATACCAAACTTTGACAAGTGTATAAAAGAGCATAGAGACTACCGGGAATTCATTACTAAGTTTCAAGATAGCTTCGAGGAGGTATTAGACAAGGAGAATATTGTCCCTGTAAAAAAAGGTATTGCTAATGTTAATTACGTTGTATGCGATACAACAGGATTAACGACATCAGGCATAATGAGTGATGAAGATTTCTTCACTTTGGCTGATTTAGAAGAGGTATATTTACCCCTTCCAGTGCTTCGTACCAATAAGTCATTCAATCGATTCCTTAAAAACTATGCGAAAGAAGAACTTACATTTACAATAGACGATTTGCATGGTATGATTGAGAATGAACAATTCCAAGAATGGTTAAAAATACAAGAGAATAATGATAAGTTTTTAAGCTTCCTTCTTGAAAATAAATTGCTTGCAGATTTCTTGGATGAACCAATTTTTATAGAACACGAGTGCGGAAGCCTATATTCAGCAGAAAGTCTTTATTATAATATTGATGAGTATCTAATCGATCTAAGCGCATTCAGTGACCATATATACTATTTATCACTAAAGACGCGTGAGTATTTCAAGGATAATTCTGCTTGGACAAATGTAATCACTGGTAAATTCAACTCATTTGACCCTAATAGTTTTGTTACTGATACTCTTCTAGCAAAGACTAATAAGTCAGACACAATTGCGAAACTAAAAATAGAAGACACTTCACTTCACTTTTATCACTTCATTGCTAAGAATAATATTTGCAGTGATAAGATAGCAGAACTTCCTTTCTTCAATACATCTGGTACTGTTGTTGAAGACTTTAAGGATAAGTTCATTTTCTTTGCTTCTGCCGTTGGAGAGACTATTTGTGGTTCTGAATGGCTTGCAAATATTGCCATAGAATTTGTTTCTACTAAGTATGGCTCAATTGTAATGGAGTACTTTGGGAAAAACTTAGGAGTTAAGTTGTATTCAAATGAGATTATTGTCAATAATATTATACTATCTGATAATTATTGTGATGACATTCAAGAAGCTATTGATGAAGATTACGATATAAGTGAGAGCTTTATAAAGTACTGTTTTAATCACGAAACGTTATTTGTGACCAGCTCACTTAGCAAATTCGCTCTAAATGTAACAGATAAGAATGGGGATTATAGTTTCATAATCCCTAAAGATGATGAAGTATTCTTGCCATCAAATCTCTATGATTCATATAGCGAAAAAGAATGGCTTGACAACGAATGGATGTATAGTCTAGATTCAGACTATATCAAGAACTGTTCTAATGGCAAAGTTACAGAATTCAAGAAATTTATGGATTCGGTCTTTGGGGTAAAAGAAATCTCAGCAAAAGAATTTTATAAATTTGTAGTTAAAAAGCACATCAAAGAGATTAACGCTAATATAAGTGAAGATAACGATGCAGATGGTTTCAAAAACATTGATTTTATAAAGTATCTTGATGAAAATTACAAACTGATTTTTGAGGAAGAAAAGGATTCAGATCTGCTCGTTTCTATCACCTTAGTAGCTGAAGATTGCTATGATATTAATAAATTCCAAAACTCTGTTTACGCATTTGATAACGAGTTAAAAGAAATCCTTAATAAAGATTGGTTTCCTTCAGGAATCACTCATATGTGCACTAGTAAATATGGTAATTCTAGGGCTATTCTTGCCATTAAGGCTCAGAAATATGACTTTGCCGGATTTTTCAGCAAAGTAATAGCGCCAAATATCTCATCTATCAATAAAGAAATTAAAAATAAAGAGCAAAGTATTGATTTTCACAATTTAGTAATAGAGCATAAAGGTCAAATCCCTGCCGATGAAATTAAGAAGATGAAGTCTACAAAACTCTATCTTCTCGACAATACTGACCCCGAAAACACATCAACTGGTCATGCTATTCTCAGTGGCACAGCCAAGGAACTTGCAGAAAAAGGCCTCGTTGAATTTTCTCAACTCAACATCATTGACCCAGCTTACAATACAGAAGACAATAAAGACTATTGGAGTACTCATCTTGAAAATAGCGATTTTACTATAATTCATTTCCTTAAATGGTTGAATGACAATACAAATGTTTTTGCAGCAACAATAGCGGATGAGACAAAGAACATTGCATTTTGGAGATGGGCAAAAAAGAATCTATCAGAATCTGCAATAGCTAATCTTCCAGAACTTCCTATCCTGTTATCAGATGATACTACAGCCGAAATTTGCGACGTTATCTACTTATCTGATTGCTATGTTGAAGAAGGTGGTGTTGAGGGATATGTCAAGAAGTACGACGAGGAAGCAAACTTCCTATCATCTAAATACATACAAGAAGAAGACATTGTAGAAGAATGGCAAAAATTTTGGACTTCAGTCGGCATAAAATCAGAAATCATAGATATCTTGATTGGTACGATTATTCCTAAGTTGAATGAAATAGATGAACCTACTCTACCAGCAACTCTTGTCAAGTATCACAATGAACTTGAGGAAGAATATGAGGATTTGCCAGCTGCATTGACGAATCTCAGAGTCAAAGCACATGATGGCAACTTCTATAGCCTAAAAAACTGCATATACATTAACTGTACTGAGCAAGATGAACCATTTGCATTTGTTGAAATTGCTAATCAGATAACATTCAAAACAGGAGAAGAGCGTTCACTGATAAAGCAAATACTTGATAAATTAAATGTTAAGTACATTGACGATACAACTTCATGGAGACATGCAAAAATTAACAGTTACCTTCAAATACAGGGTGACTTAACTCGTCGTGAGTATTTCAACACAATTCACTATGCTTTCATGGATGAACTTGCAGAATTGCGCAAAACGGCTGTTGACGCATTAGGTGAGTATAATGAATTAGATAATATCCTAGTACTAAGTGAAAAAGAAGAGTATGTAGATCCCAAGACTCTCACGATGAGTTCAATCTATAATCCTCTCTGTGACTTCCAAAAGAACGGCATAACATCCATCAAGTACACCAGCGATAGTTACTCAACCAATTGCAAAAACTATGTGGGTAAAGTTATGCGTTCTTTGGGCGTTCATTACGATTTTAAAAAGGGCGATATTGAGCATCTTACCAACAGAGAGTTTGCATTCTATTTTTGGACAAAATATCTTCAAAGCAAAGCTGATCGAGATAGTTTGGACAAACTGGCAGAGTATATTAGTTCTAAAGAGTTTAGTGAAACAGCTTGTATTCCAACCAAGGATTACATGAGAAAACCGTCATCACTATATTCTCCTGCTATCTCAAGCTATGTAAAGAAGACTGAAGATTGGGAGAATAAACTTCCTCTTGAATCAATTTCTGAGATTCAATATAAAGACAAAACGATGTTTGATCTTCTGCCATTTAAAAAGGGATTATCATTTTCTGATTGCCTTTACGCTCTACTAAGTGTACACGGTAAAGATGCACGTTCTATTCTAGTAAGGTGGGCTATAGAAGATTATTCTCCAGAGGATGAATCTAAGGTTGATGAATATCGAGAGGATGAAGATGCCCTTTGGACTAATACAAAAAATATTCGTGTTTCTATTAAGTCTCTGTATGCTCTTGAAAAAGATAATGCTACTCTAGGTCAGTACTTCAATGATCTCGATAGAATTCTTAATCCTGAATATATGAATAGCACTGATTATACAAAAGCCTGTGAGATATTCAAGATTAAGACTATTACGGATGCGGATTTAATCGTAGATCCCAATAATGCAGTTAGTGCTAATAATCTGAAGCAACGTCTTCGTATTTCAGCTCTAGTTATGGCTGGTCGCTATGATATTGAGAGTTGGAAAGATACATACTCCCGCTACGATGAACTCATTGAAACAATGAGCCTTTGGCGTTGTACAGCAATTTCTCTTCAATATAAAGATGATGCAGAAATTAGTCAATCACTAAAGAAGTTCTATTTCAAGAAGGAAACGAGTGAGTTTTTCTATGTTCAAGACATAGATGCCAAACTAGTGTTTAATGATTTCGTTGCTGCCTTCTTAGGTTATTTAGGCGTCCCCTCTGATTTCAATAAGGATATTATAAATCAAATTATGGACAGTGCTCAGAGTGCTTTGGACATGATTAATAATGATTTGAAACTCGATGAAGAGTTTATGAACCAGTTGGATGCAATTATACCTGGCAAGAAGAGAGAAATGGTTGGTATTAAGGCGAATGATGATGACGACCTTGATAATACAAAGCGTCATACATATACTGCACACACTATTTACGATGATCCTTCAGCAGAGGGAAACAATGGAAAAGAGGCATTAGACACAGGTGAAAGTACTTCTACTCCTCCATCAACATCAACTCAGATTCCTAAGGAAACAGATTATGATAATCCTGATGATTATCTGAATGAAGTTGAAGACCAGGATGAGGACTTTCATGCGGATAAGAGCTCTAATAATTATGGAATACCTCGTGAGAATCAAGAACCACGTCAATCTACGCCTAGACAGACAAAAACTCCTGAATCATTTGGAACTCCAACTTCTAATAAACATCCGAATCACTATACAAGTGACCATCCAAAGAAAGAGTATCCTTCTGCGCCTCGTGTCGAAGGGAGTAAACGTCCATATACAGACCATACGGGTTGGAATGATACACGTCATCCATACCGTCCTTTAGCGCCAAAGCCATTCTCACCAGAGGATGTACGCAACTTTGGCTCTAATGGGCAACAACGTACGTTGGAGATTCTGGAGCCTTCTCAAGTAGAGGTTGATGCAATTAATCGACTGCTTGATGGTGATTTGTCTTCAGAACAGGTAGCAGACCAAAACTACCTTGCCCAGTATCGTTTGTATCAAAATCTTGTTAAGAGAGGAATGAAACCCGATGAGTCCGAAGCAGACTTTGTGCGAAATGCACACCTAAAATCTGAGCACACCCTTAATGGAGGTAAGTATATCCACAAATGTAGTGCAGCAGGTGGCATTATGTATATCTCTCCTTCTATTTGGAACAAAATTGCAGATGACAGATGTGTAGTATGCGTATATCTTGGGGCCAAAGCCAACGAGTTTATGTATTTCAACTCAATTGAAGATATCTTGAATTGGGTTAGTGAAGATGATATTGTTATCAAGCTTACAGGCGAAGAAAAGGCAGATGTAGTACAAGAACTGTATTCTGGCATCCTTGAAGGTGTTAAGGGAACAGCTTACACAATGATAAGAATTGGCTCAAACGAAAAATACAATTCAGTATTTGCGCCAATCTCGCATGATCCAAATGCAAATGATAATCTAACTGATGACGACATTTAATTATGGACAAGGCTAAGACAATCAAGAACTATCAATACTTCTTTGATGATCAAATCAGAGAGATTGAGGCAGAGCAAAAAACTCTGGTAAATACGCCCATAGCACAGCTTCTCAGAAAGGAGGAATTGTGTTATGGCTTCGTTGATCATGTCAACAATGAACGAGGACATATTATCTTGAAATTTCCGAAAGACAAAGGGCCAAGACTAAAAGTTCTTAAATCGCTAACTATAGTTACGCTTACTGCTATCAATGAGCTTGGGCCAAAGCCAAACCAATGGGCTTGTACTCTAAAAGAATTTCTGTCAAACAACTCCTATCATAAAGGTTTTTCGGAGCTGACACCACTCTACTATCTTCGAAAAGCAGACCCTACATATGATTATGTAGGCTGCACTTCTATTGATTTGGGAATGTTTGATTTGGTTAGAAGAGCATTGGCAAAAGGTAAGACTCCAAAAGTACTTGTATATAGCCCCTTTCCTCCAATTGATCTCTTGAAGAATATGAATAACTACATGGATTTGTACCCTTCAAATGAAGAATTGTACATTGAACCTAAGATTTCTTTTGAAGATTGGCAGCCTGTAGAGCTAGCTTACGATTCAGAGAATCCGTCAGGAATAGCAGATCGTATCATGGAGACTTTAGACAATGATAATGTTTGTATTCTTCAAGGCCCTCCGGGAACTGGTAAAAGTTATACCATAGCTCAAATCCTTGCTCATTATCTTGAGCAAGGAAAGACTTGCTGTGCAACAACCATGGCAAATAAAGGGCTTATAGAACTTGTTCAGCAACCACCTCTAAAAGACGCTCTTGAATCAGATAAAATTTCAAAGAGCAATCTTTCAGCAGATGAACTGCATCAAGTCCCGCATCTAAAAAGGACAACATCAGGGTTGTTCGTTCCTAAAGGAGAACTACTATGCTCAACTAATTACGTTCTATCTTTTGCTTTTACAGATAAGAATATTGAAGAGCATGGACTTCCCTCTTATGACCTAATTGTCATAGAAGAAGCTTCACAAGCATTTCTGACTTCTATAGCTGCATTCAAATCATTAGGATCTAAGTGCTTGATAGTTGGAGACCCTATGCAGTTGCCACCTATAGTCGCAAACAATAGAAAAAGTATATATAAGTCTTGGAATGCGAATACGCAAACAGAAGGTTTATTATCTTATGCATTAGGAACCGATATTAAATCATATCGCATCACAACAACGTTCCGTCTTACTAACAAAGGCGCGAGCTTAACTGGAATCTTCTACAATAATAGATTCAAGTCAGTCAAGAAAGACATATTGAATTTCGATAAGATAAGCAGCCCTTTGTTTCCTAATGCAGGTGGTGTGATTTATCATTGTACGGAGGATGCCACCAATGGCGTGTATTCAAGAACAGCGTTTAATATTATCTCATTTGTTATTAACGCATTGCAAGACAACTACAAAAAACGTTCATTGGCGATTATTTCTCCATTCAAGGATACTGTTAAACAATTGCAAAAAGCATTTCTAGCTGACTCTGCAATTGAGGAGTTGACAATAGAAACTATTGATAGAATACAAGGTATGACTGTTGACTATGCAATACTATATTTACCTGCTAGAAATCCAGGATTTGCTCTTGATGAACGTAGATTTAATGTAGCTACAAGTCGTTCAAGAAGTACGACTTTAGTTATTTCAGATATACCACTCCATCATTTCCATTCTGTATCTCCAAATATTCGGCATTTTTTGGACAACTCAGAGTATATGGAACATATTTCTGTAAGTAAAGCCTTCGTACACAAATCAGTTTCCGAGCGAGATGAAATAAAATTTCTGTATCCTGGCCTTGAAGCGATTGTTGATCAACTACTTGATTACAACATTTCATTCAGCCATGATGGAGAAGTTGATTTGCAAGATAAGGATGGTATAGTTCTTGCTTCAGCAGGAATGTTATTAAAAAATCAACATCTAGCAATAGATCCTGTAGATTTTGATTCGGAGCAAGTACTTAAACGTGCTGGTTACAGAGTAATCTCTTCTATAGATTTCAATATAAACGACATTAAATAGAAACAATATATGCTACCACTACAACAAGCCCGCGAGGTACGCGACTCGGTCATCGAGTATATCAAAGCCACGTTCCGATTCAAAGAAAAAGACGTGAGCGATGCGTTCTATCGCTTTATCGAAGATAAGCAGGAAGGCCTGTTTAAGGGTCCCTATATATCATTAAAGACACCTTTCATCTCGGCGACAGCAGAAGAAAGTGCAGATATACCCTTGGATATTGCGCCCAACTTCGCTCCCTACAAACATCAGTTGCAAGCGTTCAAGCAGCTGACAATGAAAGATGGCCATCAGCCTGAGCCTACCTTATTGACCACTGGTACCGGTTCCGGTAAGACGGAATGTTTCCTCTATCCTATACTCGACTACTGCTACCATTGCAATCAGTTTGAGCATCAGCCGGGCGTGAAAGTCATTATCATGTACCCCATGAATGCATTGGCCAGCGACCAAGCCAAACGCTTAGCTGAAACGATTTGGGGAGATGAACGGTTGCGTGGTAAGGTTACTGCGGGTCTGTTTGTGGGTGAAGGTGTTAAGGTAAAGGATTACCCTCGCGATATGGGGCCTGATCATATCATCGAAAACCGTGATGCGATACTTGACACCGTGCCCGACATTCTGTTGACTAACTTCAAAATGTTGGACTATGGTCTGATGCGTCAACGTTTTATGTCACTTTGGCGTGGTAATATCGATACCGACGCCAAAGCTTTGCGTTTCATTGTACTTGATGAGCTACATACTTACGATGGCGCACAAGGTACCGATGTGGCCAATTTGCTTAGACGACTGAAGTTGAAACTTTCGTTGCCTAAGCACAGCTTATGTCCTATCGGCACCTCGGCTACCATTGGTAATGGTGCTGATAGTAAAGTGCGCTTGTGTGAATATGCCACCAATGTGTTTGGTGAGACTTTCAGTGAAGAACATGTCATAGAAGAGCACCGCATCCCTGTGGATGAATATGTGGAACCTACAACTGTGGGGCTTCCTGATGGACGATTGCTAAAGGACTGTACTTTTGGCACTACCGATACTGTAGCATCCTATCTCAAACGTCTTTGTAAGATATGGCTTAAAAAAAGTGATGCCACTCCCATTGAAGCCGGTGTGATTTTACGTCGAATGGGTATCGTTGGCGATTTGCTCTATGCTTTGGAAGATGGTGTGCATACATTAGAAGAGCTACAGAATCGTTTGGAAGACAATACGGATTTCCGTCGCTTGCGTCAGCAATATTCCGATAAGACTTGTCTGACAGCTATTGAAAACTTGTTGGCACTCATTGCTTATGCCAAGCGCCCGATGGATAAAGGTAAGTTGATACCAACGCTTTACCTTCAAGTACAACTTTGGCAAAGAGAACTGAGTGGCATTCTGCGCCATGTGCAGAAGGAACCAGAATTCACATGGCGCGGTAGCATCAAAAACGATGAAGACCGTGTGGCTTTGCCTATGTATTTCTGTCGTGATTGTGGTGCCAGTGGATGGCTAAGCCGTAGATTAGCTACAGACGATCGTTACTGCTCAGACGTGAAGACCATCAATACTTCATTTATGAACCGTGACAAGGAAGTCGTGTTGCTTAATATTGAATCTAAACGTCATGAAGCGGTAGAAGAATATATATCAGAAGGAAGCCTCAATGTGACTCACTATGTAAAGGTCAAAGACCTTACAGAAGCAAGTAGCAGCGATGAGGGTACTATCCGTCTGCGCATATGCAGCAAAACGGGTACAAACAAGAATGGTAACCAAAAATTTGCTCGCACCTGTCCGGAATGCAACGGGAATGATACCATCTGCGAGATAGGTGGTCGCACCTCAACGCTTTCAAGTGTAGCCATCAGTCAGGTGCTATCTAGTGATTTCGATCATGCCGAAGCTGCAGACCGTAAAATTCTGATGTTTACCAATAGTGTGCAAGATGCTGCGCACGAAGCTGGGTTTTATGAGGCACGTACCTTCCGATTCTTGTTCCGTCAGTCTATGCAAAAGTATATCAACACACTTGATGGCCCCATCAACTTGGTAGAACTTCAAAAAGGATTCAAGGCATATTGGCATGCACAACTTTCTGAGGAAGAATACTATTATCGTTTTCTTCCAGCCGACCTAGCTTCGCATATCGACCTCAACTACAACTATCGTGAAGGTGATGGCTTTATGTCTAACTTTAAGCAAGAGTTTGAAACCCGTGTAGATTGGGAAATAACCAGTGAGTTTGGTTTGACTGCGCAATTGGGTCGTACCCTCGAAAAGACTGGCGCTTCAGCCTCTTTCTTTAAAACGGAAAAAATAGAAGAGGTATATAGTGCCATGGTCGATTGGATGAACAGCAACAACATGGAGCAGATGGCCGATAAAGAACGAGACTTCTGCCACTTCGTATACGGCATCTTGCAACGCATGCGTACCCATGGTGCTGTTGATCATCCTTACTTGGCGAAATACAGAGAGGAAGCATTAACACAATGGGCCTTGAACTGGAATAAAGACGGCCGTCACTTCCTTAATAAACGCTTAGGAGGAAGTATGCAATTTCCTAAATTGGTCGGTGCTTGGTTTACAGACAAAAATGCCGATATGCTTGATATGACTGTGCTGCGCCGTGAGGGTAAGCATAATTGGTATAGCCTGTATTTCTTCAAACAATTCAATGACATAGGTATTAGCAACAATATGGGACTCTTTAATGAGTTCATGCGTAAGTTGCTTGATACCATGGTAGAAGTTGGCTTGCTCAACAAACAACCTCAAGGTGGTGGCAACTATGCCATCCGCCCTGACCAAATATGGATCAGCAAGAAGGTGAAGCATATCCAGTGCGATAGTTGCCAATCCAGATTATGTGCAGCCACCGATGATGAATTGGCCGAAGGTACCAACTGCTTGGATTACAAGTGTCGTGGCACCTATTCGGAAGAGACACGACCAGAGCTGAACTACTACTTGCAAGTGTATAACCGCAATATTTCCCCTCGTGTTTATGCCAATGAGCATACAGGATTGTTAGAAAGAAATAAGCGAGAGAAGCTTGAAATTGATTTCAAGAAACATCCTACCCCCAACTCAACCAATGTGCTTGTGGCCACTTCTACTTTGGAAATGGGTATTGATATTGGTGATTTGAATGTGATGGGTAATGCGAATGTTCCGCCCAAACCGAGTAATTTCTTGCAGCGTGTAGGTCGTGCCGGACGTAAGGAGGGTTCTGCCCTTGTGCTCAATTATGCCCATGCCAGCGAGCCGCATGATATGTATTATTATACTTATCCTGCAGAAATGATGCAGGGAGAGGTTACTACGCCTGGCTGTTTCTTGGAGGCTAAAGACATACTTCGCCGCCACTTTTTGGCTTACTGCATAGACACTTGGACAAGTAGCGACATACAAAACATGTTGCCTGCGCGCATTGCTGATTTGAAATTGACGCAAGAAGATGTATTCAATCAAGAAGGTTTTATTGTGAACCGACTGATTACGTTTATCAAGAATAACAAAGCTATACTTGAGTCTGAATTTAGATCCGTTTACGAGGAACGTACACAAGAAGCGCTGTCACGCTTATTTAAAACGCTCAACGACGGTACATTTTACAATCATATTATCAGCGAATTTAGTACGCTACAAGCCCGTTTGTTCCATTTGGGCAAAGAACTTGACCAATACAAAGAGCAGGAAGGCCGGATTCAAGTGAATGACCCCATGCTTGCCCAAATAAAAAATCTGATTAAGGCTACAAAGAAACAATACGCTCAGGTTGTGGGTGAGAAAGTGATTGAATATATGACCAATGTGGGTTTGTTGCCTAACTATGCCTTTCCGGAAACAGGTGTTAAGCTACAAGCCAGCGTTTATGCATCGCATGAGAAGGAAGACAATGAGCACAATAAAATGGCACCAAAGTCATTTGAGTTAATGCGTTCGGCTTCACAAGGTATCAAAGAGTTGGCTCCTGGTAATAACTTCTACACGCAGAAATTCAAGCTGAATATCAGTGGAATCTCTACATTTGATTGGAAAGACGCATTGACAGAAATGCGATTCTGCTCAAAATGCGATTGTATAGCACTAAAGGGTGAGTCTGGTTATGATTCTGCTGCTTGTCCAAAGTGTAATGACCCATCTTGGGGCGTAAACAAGCATCAATTGTTGAAGTTTACCAATTCACGAAGCATCATGCATAGTAATGACGCAGCATTGGATGACTCCAGTGAAGATCGTGATTCAGAAAACTACATCATCAAGCGTCACTATATGTTCCATCACAATGGCGCTACTACCTCGTATGCTATGCGTAGTGTGGGCTTTGGTATTGAGTTCTGCAACAACATGGAGTTGTATGAAGTAAACTATGGTATGCAGATGCAATCCGGTGCAAAGCTGGAGGTGGACAATGATGCTACGGTTCCTCAGAATGGTTTTGTCACCTGTAAATATTGTGGTAAATCAACTCATCTTTTGGCCGGTGTAAAACAGACCGAAGACTTCCATTATCGATTCTGTAATCACAAGGGCATAAGCTTTGCTGATGATGTAAAGGGCGATGTATTCGAAACGCTTTACCTCTACCGCCATATGCAAACGGAGGCTATCAAGATATTGCTTCCCGTACAAATTATGGATGCAAATGCTGCTATTGAGATGTTCAAGGCCGGTATCGAACTCGGATTAAAGGCATACTATAAATCATCGCCAGAGCATATACGCATTGACTCCTATAGTGAAATGAATATGGCAACGATGAACAAAGACCATTACCTTGTGATGTATGATACCATCCCAGGCGGTACGGGCTATTTGTCGAAGCTATATGACACCGAGGAATTTTCCACTCTTCTGCAGTATGCCTATGAGAAGATTCATGAATGTACTTGTCAATGGGAGGGCAAAGATGGCTGTTACCATTGCATCCTTACCTATGGCAACCAATATAAACGCGATTCTTTCAGCCGAGAATATGCGGATAGTCTCTTTGAGCAACTTATTAGTCATGCTAAATCGTGGGAAACACTTCCAGGATCAGTAGGAACTATCTCACAGTCTGGTGTAGCAGAGGATAGCGAGTTGGAATTGAAATTCGTTAATGCCCTAAAGGTCATCGCAAGAAATAATAATTGGGAATTTGAGAAGATTCCGGATGTAAATACTTATCGTTATGAACTTCGCCTCATTGATGAAGCGGACGATACGGACATTAAATATTACATCATTCCTCAGTTTGCCCTTGGAGGACCTTATGGCGTTCGCCATTATACTGTAGCCGATTTCCAAATCATCTGTATGTCGGCAAAAATTAAAGGCCAAGACATTGCGCAACCTGAAAAAATGCCCATGTGGGCCATTTTCCTCGATGGTTATAGCTATCATGCCAAAGCGCCTAACATACGATTCTATGGTGACATAGAAAAGAGAGACGGCATCCGTGCATCAACCACGCATAACCTATATTCATGGACGATGACGTGGGAGGATATTCAATTGTTTGAGAGTGGACAGGATGATAGTCTTGGACTTAATTCCGTAACGCGTCTTATCGAACTATTGAAGAATCCCCTACCAGGGCACATCACAGAAACGGCATTTGGCTGTATTGCAGATGCTGACGAATTTATGGCACATGGTGGTTTTTTGTACAATGGAAGTATAACGATTGATGATAGTTGCTATGATTTATTAACAGACAATTCGACCGATGAAGAAGTAGCCGCTGCATTACAAAATGGTATTCACTACGAGTGGAATCTGCAATTTCACTTGCTCTCAATAGATAACGAAGAGTGGACTGGCTTCTGGCGGCGATACAATCTACTTCAGTTCTTCCCAAACAAAACGAATGTGGTGGTTTCTACTACTTCAACAGTAGAGACAGTGGACCGTGATGAAGTGAAGATGTATTATCCTGGCCTTGAGGACATCATTGATCAGTTATTAGATCACAATATCTCTTTCAGCCATGAAGGAGACGTGGATTTAACAGACGATGATGGAATCGTGATTGCAAGCGCTCAGATGATTCTTAGTGAACTGAAAATCGCTATCGATCCGGTTGACGAACAATCTAGTGAAACATTCATCAGCTATGGTTATCATGTAATAGCCGCTTCTGACTTCAATATTAACAACATAATAAATTCATAATATGAGACTATTTCTTTCTGACACATTCTATGAAGCAGTTCTCTCGCTGCCGAAGAAGATACAAAGCAAAGTGATAGCATTTCAAAAGAAGTTCCGTGAGAACAACGCTTCTAACGGCATTCATCTGGAACCTATTGCTCAGTTTAAGGACAATGCATTGCGCTCAGCCCGAGTGGATGATAATTATCGTGCCATCATTGGTGTACTGGGTAATAATACTTACCATTTACTTTACGTAGGTACACACGAAGATGCCTATAACTGGGGCATGAGAAAACGCTTTGCTTGGAATGAGCATACGCAATCATGTCAGTTGATTACTGTAACAGAGTCTGAAGAAGTCGTATCAAAGGCTGCTCCAGAAACAACAGAAAACGCTTTCTTTAAGGATGTAACTGACGATAAACTCCTGGCCATTGGCGTGCCTCAAGAGCTGTTGGGCAAAGTAAGAGCCATTCAGACACTCGATGATTTAGATCCATTAGACGATATGTTACCGAATGATGCATATGAGAACATCTTCAATCTGATGGATGGCGAGAACATAGATGACATCATAGCAGGCATTGAGTCTGGACGTGCCAAAGCTAATGAGGATGAATTACTTAGTGACAACAATAAACGTCGGTTTGTAGAACTGACGGATGACGATGAGTTGCAACGTATCATAGATAAGGATATGGATGTATGGCAACTATTCCTTCACCCTTCACAGCGTAAATTGGTCAATGCTGATTATAAGGGAACGATGAAGGTAAGTGGTGGTGCTGGAACAGGTAAGACTGTGGCAGCCTTACACCGCATGAAGTACCTTACATCCAATCCCAATGCCAATGTGCTGTTCACTACTTATACACGCACACTCAAGGAAAACTTGGATGGTCTGGTTCAGAAGATGGATATTAATAGAGGGCGCTATGTTTTGAATAACATCGATCAAATTCTGATCGAATGCGCTCGCCAATACCATATTAAAGATGGCTTTAAGATTTTGGACTACACGGGAGACGAAGAGTCTTTGAAGCTGTGGCGAGAGGTTCTTGAAACAGAAGTAACTGAGTTTGATGAACATTTCCTTTATGATGAATACATTGATGTAATAGTCTATTTTGGAAATGCAGACGCGCATAGTTACATGATGCAGCAACGTGTTGGTCGTACCAAAGCTTTAAGCCGCAAACAGCGTATGGAGATCTGGAAGCTTGTTGAAAAATATGTGGCGTTGAAACAGGAACGAAGATATATCGATCGCTTAGAGTTGTTCAATGAGACCACCAATTATCTTAATGAACACAATGTTCGTCCATTTACTAATGTAATTGCTGACGAGTTCCAAGATTTCTCTAATCCGGAACTGAAGTTTCTGCGCGCTTTGGTAGCGGAAGGGCGTAACGACCTGTTCTTAACAGGAGATCCGATGCAACGTATTTACAGCGGACGAAAAATCAACTTTAGTACTGCTGGTATTAATGTACGTGGTGTACGTAGTCGCCGGTTGAAAATCAATTATCGTACAACTGAGCCAATTAAGCGCGTAGCTGTATCTATCATTAAAGGTCAAACTTACGATGATATGGATGGTGGTACCGAGTCAACAAAAGGCTATGTATCTTTGATTCACGGTGGAGAAAAGCCACAGTACGTCATGGTGTCAAATGCTACTGAGGAAGTTACTCAAGTGGCAGAATGGATTGAAGCCTGTAAAAACAGCGGCATCTCTTTGAAGGATATATGTATTGCTGCCCCCAGTATGGGATTGATGAAAGAGCTACAGACTCGTCTCCATACGGATGGTACAGCTTATAAGGTACTCAAAGGTACCAGTAAACAAGGAGCTAGTGATGGTGTATCTTTGTGTACTTTCCATTCCCTCAAAGGTCTTGAATTTAAGGCGGTCATCTTAATGGGTGTAAATGAGCGCAATGTTCCATCGAAAGCCACAGAGGCATATCCTTTCAATGGTATGGATGCATTGGAAAAGAAGGAGTATCTCTCAAGCAAGCGGTCGCTATTGTATGTAGCGATAACTCGTGCTAGAGGATTGGTGTACATGGTTGGTTATGGTGAGCCTTGTGGACTTGTAGCTGATTTGATAAAAAGATTATTATAGCCAGTAAACTACATATAATGTAACTGTACAAAAATAGTTAGATTTAGTAGGTGTGATAATAATATCAACCTACTAAACTAACTATGATATGAATAATTTGTTTTATTGACCAATCGGAAAGAAAGGAGTAACAATAAAAAGCTATTGCTTATTTTCTCCAAAGACTATTCCGTATTCCTTTTGGGCTCTACTCCTATTTTTGCCATCAAGCACTGATGCTGTTCTTTCACCGCCCGATACATGGAATAATGTGCAAAGGATTCTTCCTTATATTTCATACTACTAACAGAAGCTGCAACAGCCCATATCATAATAACAATAACGAAAGCCACGACATATCGTAACTTAATATGATAGCCACATATAAACATCCCATTGATATTGGGTGGAATAACGGTTATTGGATTTTTCAACTCATTAATTTTTTCAAGTATCTCATTCTGCCCTTTTAGTATGCTTTCGATATTAGCCTCAATAGTCATACGGTTGAGGTTATAATCGCAAACATGACGATAAAGATATTCAAGAAGTTTGGACTTCTGTTTGAATAATTCAATGAGTTTCGGAAACCATAGCGAAAAAGGCAATGTGTCCGACTGTTGTTTCCAGATATGCTTCTTTATCACAGACAAGGCTTCGTTCCAGCAAGTGTAGAAACTTTTAGCGACTCCATTATAAATGGTCTTTTCATCAAAGTCCACTTTTACAGATTGTTCCGATTTAGAAACAATGGCATTCTGTTTTTCAATACATTCTTTTAGCTCACTGATACTTTGACGCAAATTTGCGAGATTTGCTGCCACTACATCTTCTTTCATTATCTTTTACGTTTTGAGGTTTTATAAAAAGGTTCATTTCTTTGGTTATCCTTGTTTTTATCATCCCGCCATCCCTGTTCGTTATTGGTTCCTCCGCCAGCACTAGAAACAATTGCTTGGTGAGGTTGCACTATAAGTTCTGTTGCCACATTACCCAATGTTTCACAAAGACGGTTAAAGCTTAGATCTGAATCAAGTTTAGAACCTGCAATGCTAAATTCATCCATACAAAAGGATATACCACGAATTTTATCAGAGTTTTCTGCATGATTAAAACGTACATCTATTTCTTTCTCTTTGAGCATACGGAAAAAGTCATGCCATGAGCGAGATGCCGCCAACGCATCAAGAGTTGAGGAACGAAGATTATATTTCCGTAATTGATGAGGGCGCAAACGGCTCTTATTTCTCGCTTTGCTGTTTTTAGGAGCAAAGTAAAGTTTATACTCTTTGGTTAAAGCACGACAGACTTTTACATTTCGTATCCGTTCGTTGCTATCAGAAATGAGATTGCCTTCATTGTCTATCCGATTGAACACCAAATGACAATGAGGATGTCTCGTATCGTGATGTCGGGCTATGATATATTGAGTATTGCTAATCCCCATTTGCTCCATCCATTTCTTGGCTATCTCCACCATCAGCGCATCTCCTTCTTCGTTATCGGGGAAACGGCTAATGTCTTGCGAAGAAAAAGCAAGTGATACGTGTTTCACCGGACTTTTTACTTTCGGGCGCATGGACGCTTGTATCTGAAAAGAATCGGCTATGGTTTTATTGCTAATGACACAGACACCTTCGTGTGCTAAAAGTGTAGCACACTTCTTCTTGTTCTTTTGGTCATTGGCATAATTCACTATTCCTCCAAAATCTGCTCTTGTTTTAATCTTTGCTATCATGGTTATTGTTCTTTACTTGGGTGATAATTCGACTGACTTCTGATATGATTGAAAAGCATTGTTGTTTGACTGATTCCAAACCATAAGTGTGCATCTGATGGGCAATCTGATTGACATTATTAGCGATGCCGGAAAGGTCACGGATTGTCGATGCCACTTCTGGACTGATGCGCTGACAGACCTGACAATCCATTGCCGCCTGATGGCAAAATTCATTGACAGACAATCCTGCCTGTTCCGCTTTGGATTGGATATAGATATAGTCGTTCTCGGTAAACATTACCCGAAAACATTTCGTGCGTTTCTGATAACTCGCCAACTTCGGGCGACCGCCTAGTGTCTTCTCCTTCATATTTATCTTAACTTTCGATGTTCATAAATTGATTTTTTGAGAGTGACAGTTTATCCGCTTGCCGCATAGGTTTTAGTGACACTAAAACACAAACTTGCCACTCAAAAAATCTTCCTATATTTCCCTTGCTCTATTCGGCATAGCTTACCATCTTTAATAAAGGCTTCTATCCACTTGTTTGCCGTACTTCCATTCTCACCCAAAGCTAAAACTGCCGCATCATAATCCTTCTTTGTGAAAGTATCGGGTAACATATTATAAAGGGTATTCCTTCGTGCATAAACGCCAGTCTCCTGCGAAGCGGTATAGAATCGTTTGGACTGATTTCCTGATAAATTCTGATAAATGAATACGGCATGATAAAGTAAGGTTTCGCACATATTCATGGCTATAGAATAGTCATACTCATGGCAAACCAATCGCTCTGCCCCGTCAAGTGAGGAAGAATTACGATGTATATTCTCTAAATTCCGGACAGCGGTCAACACCATCATTATACGATAAGCAATCAGTCCCATCCGTCTGACTACTCCTTGCATCTTGTTATCCACTTCGTCACAACACTCCTCATTCACACGGCTGAGGTATTCTATAAAGTGTTCCTGTAAATCGGAGGGAAGGGAGAATGAATAATTTCCCTGTCGTACAAATTCCTCATGCAGATGGCAGAACTTATCTCCCAATAGTTTGAACTTGGCATTCTTGGATTGGGAAATGTCGCTTGTGGCAAACACATTTCTTATACCTCGCTTGAAGCGGATGATATAGAAACAAAAGCGACTCATCAATCCGTTCTCCGCGTCAGGTATCAACCTTCTTACCTGTTCGGGAGTTCCAGCCAAAGCTACTGACACTCTTGGATTAGCTACTTCACAATACTCCCTATCCTTGCGACGGCTCAAACTTACCAACTCATGATGAAATGCCTTTCGCAACACATCGGAATAATTGCCATAGTCCGACTTCAATGTTTGGCTTAACGTGTCGCCCTCCGATTCAAACAACAGTCCGATTCCGTCATTATCTCCCAGTATCTTCAAGAAAGAGCTTGCGCTGCTATTGGCAGGAATGACGAGCATACGCATGGGCGGCTCGGCCGGCATAGTCATTCCATTATCTTTCTTACCTTTGATATAAGCATTCATCGCTTCTTTATATTCCTGTTCCAATCGCTTTGAAAGTTCATGCAAATTACGGTTAATGGGTACTACCAGTTCTCTGCATAGGGTTAATGCCCCTTTTCCCATACCTGCATTTGCCACAACAAATAGATAAAGATTTGGATAAACAATGCGTTCATCGTACACACCACAAACATTATGAAAGCATACCGACAAACACACAATCGCCCCAATCAGTATCGTATCACGGTCATCTACTGAAATGGAGTTATTGACAACCTCATTTAGAAAAGGAGGAAGATGCTCAAATACACATTCAGGAAATGCAGGAAGTTCTTCTTCTGATTTTATCCATTTGCCCGTTTTGCCATTTTGGATATTTGGCAAAATGGATAAATGCTCTTTGTTGGATGGAGCCAATGAAATTCCAGCTTGATTTGCCAAATGGAAGAAAGAACGGATAGTAATGCCTTGCCCTTTGGAGTGCAGACAATGCGTATATTGTTTATCCGTCTCTTCCTTTTGATAGGTAGAGTAAAACCTGCTGATGCGGTGATAATACTCCCGTCCGTTCTCTCCCAATCCATCCACAAGCGCAAAGCCTAACTCCACCCAATCTTTATAACTAGATGCTATATCAATGGCACGCTGTTCTATCTCCCGAACAACACTTTCCACATCTTCCTCTACTTTATTATATATAGGGGTAATACTTGGTGTATGTGCCTGTTGTATTTCAGAAGGGACATTCTCCCAATCTTGGGCAGAAAAGATTTTCTTCGACATCATCTTTGTATTTATGGTTAATATATGCTTGTGGGTCGTATGGCAGAAAGCAAGAACGAGCCACATCACTGCCAGATATATCCACTGATGGCAAACCTGTTGCTTTGATACAATTAGCAACAGCCTTGAAATATCGGGAATGTTCCCAGCCTTTCAAGTCTACAGGTATTATCCACTTCAATCCATTACCGGATGGACTGACAAATAATAGTTCCGTATCAAAATATTCATGATTGAGTAATTGCTGTTTTAGCTCCACGATATTCTCCACATGGTCAAAATCCAGACACATCAATCCTGAGTGCATAATCAGTTCCTTTTCATTCCGTTTACGGAATAATCCCGAAAAAGTACAATAGTCGAAATGGGTGGCTTTATATCTTTTGGCTTCGGGAGAAGGCTGTATCAGCCGCAGGGCTTCGGTTTGTGGTTGGGCATAATGCCCAATGATATAACGATACACATCCACAATACCTACCGCCCTTATCGGTTCGATGTTTTGAATGGGCTTGCGAAAGAATGAAAAACAATAGTCTGTCGTTTCCATCATCTGATAATCTTTTTAGATTCGACAAATCGTCTGGCTTCTTCCATTAAGTCAGCCTGTGTCTTATGCGATTTGTTCTTCAACCAATCGTCAATCTCAGATTGCAGAAAAGCCAACGCTTTATTTATTTTATGTACGGGAATCTGTTTGGTTGATACCCATCCATAAACCGTTTGCTTGGCTGGATGTGATGGAAGATAAGCGCAAAGCTCGTCTATATCCATCCACTTAGGTGAGTTACTTGCCTGCTTATGTTGCAAGGCATTTACTTTGGATTGCAGTACTTCTACGGACTCAATCAAGTAGGACAACGCATTCGGCATTTCCTCCAATGAATTTACTTTATAAGCCATTTTTTCTTCGTATTAAAGTTTATGCCGCAAAAGTATAGGGATGTTTATGAGTGCTAAATAGGTGCTTGAAAGCCACCAATTAGCCACTTATTTGCCACCGATAGATTTAGTTTTCATTAACACAATGATTTGCTGAAAGAGATAATAAAATAGGGATAAACCACTATTAGGACTAATATTCTCTTCACAGAGAACGTCTATACAACAAAATCCCCCTCAAAAAGCCGATGCTTCATGAGGGGGATACGGTGGTAAGTGTGTCGTTGATACTATATAAGTCATTGGTGCTCAATGGTGGAAATCTCCACTATAACCTATAAAGCCAAATTCTCTATATACAGCGTATTGGCGGCTTTCTCTTTTTGTTCATTTACGATATGCGTATAAATCTGCGTAGTTTTGACGTTTGTATGTCCCATCAAAGACTTGATGGTGTATATGTCAACACCGTTTTCCAATAATAGCGAAGCGTAGCTATGGCGACCACAATGGAAGGTGATATGTTTCTTGATGCCAGATGCTTCTATCCAAACTTTCAGAGGACGGGAAATCCAAGAGGCATCAGTCAATCCTTCAAAAACGAGAGCTTCGTCATTGCTTGAGCGTTCACCGCATAATTGAAGGGCTTGTTGAATGACTGGCTTGTAATCGGGCCTTTTTGTCTTTTGCTGAATTACGACTGCTTGCCATGTGCCCTTACTTGTTTGCTGAATTTGTTTCCATTTCAAAGTTTGAATATCACTATGCCGCAATCCAGTGAGAATAGAGAACAAGAACGCTCGTTTCAAAACATCATCCTTGCAAGGAGTATCAACCAACATTTGCACTTCATTCATGGTAAGCGCAACACGAGGCTTCTCAATGTTTGTTATTCCCTTTACTTTCGCACTTATATCAACGGTCAGATATTCATCAATGAATGCCTGTTTCAATCCGGCTTTGAGTATAGAGAAATAAGTCGATGCCGTGTTTTGTGAGATAGTACCTTTCTTATTCCCTCCCATTGGGGCACGGAGAAGGAACATCTTAATGTCTTCAAGCAGTTTAACGGAAATTGCCTTGAATGGAATTGGCTGCCCTTGCGAATACATTTTCAATAATTCGCCTACACGCCTCCAATTGACTATTATTGAATCAGAACTGTTGGGATGACGTGTGCTTATAATACTATTGAAATACTTGATAAAATCCTGTTCGCTCCGCTCATTCTGTGCAGCGATTTCGTTTTCCTTATCAGTGTATAGGATGGCACTATCATATTCATGTTGCCGCAACTTACGCACATTATCGGCATAGATACAAGCCTCTTGGTCTATCGTTGAACGGCATTGAATAATTCCATTCAAGTCACGTTTAGGCTTATAATTGAATGTTCCATCCGGCAAGATACGTGCTATGGATGACTTATCCCAAATGGGTGTGGATATAGTCCGGTTAATGGATTCCACCACACGGCTTGCGCGGGTTGAACCTCGTTTGTGCACTGGGTACGACTCTATAATCAGATACCACTCTTCTTTATAATTCGACCTTCTGAGTTTGACGGTCACTTTGGTATTAGGTAATGCTTTCTTCATTCTACTTCTGACTTATATAGATTATCAATTTCTTGCTTGGGTACATACACATAGTTTCCTATTTGTCTTGAGGGAATAGAGTATTTTCTAACATGTGCCCATACTGAACTGTCATTAATATGGTACTTCTCACAAATCTCAGTAATGGTATAGCAATCCTCCGGCTCTAAGCTGTATATTTTAGGAGCAGGCTTTTCTTTCTCCGCAATACTTTCCGGTCTGTTTAGAAAAAGCCATTCCATTTCAGAGCGTTTGATACGTGTGAGCCTTGTACCCATATTGATAGTTGGAATACGTCCCAATTTAATCAGGCGATACAGAGTGCTACGTTCCACCCCGAACATAGCGACGGCTTCCTTTACAGAAATGTACTCTCTGATGTCTGATACTTGTTTAGCAATGGCTTCTAACTTCGCGTTTCTATCCTTTGCATCCTTTTTGCGTTTCCAAGCCACTTTACCACATTTAGGGGAACAATAGTGACTGTCAAGTGTTTTTGCGACAAACACTTTGCCGCAGACCTTACACTTCCGTTTGATTTCAAATCCGATTGTTGGCATGTTATCTACTTTTAAGTATGTATTAGTATGTATAAGTGTGATTAAGTACCACATTATCTACTTTTTTGTCTTGTCGCAAACATGTCGCAAATAAGAGATAAAAAAGCCCATAGAAAACACATAGCAACCATGAACTCCATAAACGCAAAAAGCGTGCAACTCATTGAGCTGCACGCTTTTGCTTATTGTTTATTATCTGTATCCTTATCGGAATCATTTGACTTCCTCGAAGTCAGCATCCTGAACGTTATCTCCGTGCTTGCTGTTATCTTGCTGGCCAGCACCACCATTCATATCAGGACCAGCCTGTGCTCCACCTTGTGCACCGCTCTGTGCATACATTTCAGCACTTGCAGCCTGGAAAGCAGTATTGATTTCTGCCATAGCAGTATCAATAGCAGCCAAATCCTGTGCCTTGTGAGCATCTTTCAATTTCTGCAAAGCAGCTTCAATCGGAGCTTTCTTGTCAGCAGGCAACTTATCACCTAATTCCTTCAACTGATTTTCAGTAGAGAAGATTACGCTGTCAGCCTGGTTCAGCTTGTCGATCTTTTCACGTTCTTTCTTATCTGCTTCAGCATTAGCTTCAGCTTCAGCCTTCATTTTTTCGATTTCTTCCTTGCTCAAACCGCTGGATGCTTCAATACGGATAGCCTGTTCTTTACCGGTAGCCTTATCTTTTGCAGATACTTTCAAGATACCGTTGGCATCGATATCAAATGTAACCTCAATTTGAGGAACACCACGACGAGCCGGAGCAATACCTGTCAAGTTGAACTGACCGATTGATTTGTTCTGTGCAGCCATCGGACGTTCTCCCTGTAATACGTGGATAGTAACTTCCGTCTGGTTATCGGCAGCAGTAGAGAATGTTTCACTCTTACGAGCCGGGATGGTAGTGTTAGCGTCGATCAACTTAGTCATCACACCACCCAGTGTTTCGATACCCATTGACAACGGAGTAACATCCAATAATACTACACCTTTGATTTCATCTGTCAAAACAGCACCCTGTACAGCAGCACCAATAGCTACCACTTCATCCGGGTTCACACCTTTAGAAGGAGTCTTGCCGAAGAAATCTTCTACCAACTTCTGAACAGCTGGAATACGAGAAGAACCACCAACAAGGATTACTTCATCAATATCAGCATTGCTCAAACCTGCATCGCTCATTGCTTTCTTACATGGTTCAAGACAAGCCTGAATCAATTCGTGAGCCAAAGATTCGAATTTTGCACGAGTCAAAGTCTTCACCAAGTGCTTAGGCACACCACCTACCGGCATGATATACGGCAAGTTGATTTCTGTACTTGTAGAAGAAGAAAGCTCAATCTTAGCTTTTTCAGCAGCTTCTTTCAGACGTTGCAAAGCCATCGGATCCTGAGTCAAGTCAGCACCTTCGTCGCTCTTGAATTCCTGTACCAACCAGTTGATGATTACCTGGTCGAAGTCATCACCACCCAGATGAGTATCACCATTTGTAGAAAGTACTTCAAACACACCACCACCAAATTCGAGGATAGAGATATCGAATGTACCGCCACCAAGGTCGAATACAGCAATCTTCATATCTTTGTGAGCCTTATCCAGACCGTAAGCAAGAGCTGCGGCTGTCGGTTCGTTTACAATACGTTTTACTTCCAGACCGGCAATCTGTCCGGCTTCTTTTGTAGCCTGACGTTGAGAGTCGGAGAAATAAGCAGGAACGGTGATGACTGCTTCTGTTACTTCCTGTCCAAGGTAGTCTTCGGCAGTCTTCTTCATTTTCTGAAGAATCATTGCAGAGATTTCCTGCGGAGTATACAGACGTCCGTCGATGTCAACACGTGGAGTGTTGTTGTCACCTTTCACTACTTTATAAGGAACACGAGTCACTTCTTTTTGTACCTGATCCCAATTTTCACCCATGAAACGTTTGATAGAGAAGATTGTACGTGTAGGGTTCGTAATAGCCTGACGTTTTGCAGGATCACCCACTTTA